TCAAATAACCGGCAGATCATCCCACTCGCACGACCGCATATCATTCACGCAGTACATCACCACGCCGAACACCTCGATCCCGTCTTCCGAATCTTCATTACCGAGTTCAGTTTCCCGGCCCGAGCCGTCCAGAAATTCGAGCGCTCGGTTCGGGTAAAGGCGAAGCCGGCGCAGCACGTGGGCGCCTTCCTCAGCAGCTACGATAATGCTGCCGTGTACCGGCGTCGCCGACGAGTCGACAACAAGCAACGCGTCGGCGTGGATACCGACCGCCATCGCCTGGCCGGCGGCGCGGAGCAGATAAGTAGCGCTCGGCTTTGAAATGCAGATCTCGTCAAGGCTCAAGCGGCGCTCAACGTAGTCTGCGGCCGGGCTAGCAAATTTTGGCATCATTCCCATGGTGTTTTACCTCACAACGAATACTGTATACATATACAGTATAATCGTAAGAAAAAACCGATGTGAAGACCGATTCACACCTTCAATGGCAGATGCCTGATCGATAACGAAAGATAGTTTTGGAGAATAGCCGGGTTCCATCCCGGCATGTGTTACACAATGCGCGACAAAATCAGCGCATCTGCAGATTGAGCAGAACTCAGGATTGTAAAATCTCGGAACGAACCATCGCAGTTTTGCATCACAGAACCTGTAAACGCCGGGTTTCCGATGATTATAGGCGTAGCGGAACGCATCGCATAAAGCGCGCCGGTTGTCGCCGTTGCCGGTGTCCCAATGCGGCCGTTGTCGAACGGCGTCACAACGCCCGCGCTGACATCGAAAAATGCGGCAGACGGCTGATAATCGATGTACGGAGTTTTAACGGCACTGACCGCGCCGCCGGCACTGCTGGGACTCGTATACGCGCTATCGCGTGTTCCGTAGCGATATGCCTCGTCCTGTGTCGGTGTTTTTTGAATACGGCAATATGCCATCGGCAAATTACCAATCACCGCACCCAACGTGAGGCCAACCGTGTCAGTAGGATCAGTGTCTTTTCCCACACAACTGACCACGTATGAATTTCCGATCTGCACTGTGATGTTACTCGCAGACTGGAGATAGCCAGCCACAGATGAATTTACTTGCACGCGAACAGAGTCCGTTGCCGAATTCCATTGTGGCAGCCAGCTACCAGCCTGCGTTACGCTGATAAAATCCGGGCCGGAGAGGTTATAAATTTTCTGAACAGAAACACCGTCACCTGCCAGTTTTAGGCCAAATCGCGGCGTTAATGAAACGGCGATATTTTCATACATGCCGTTATCAACAAGCAATTTAAAACGAGCCAGGCAGCCAGCTTCGTCGGGAATAATACCGCCATCCGCAAGTACACGGGCTTTATGGGTATTAAAAAGTGTTGTCGCATTCAAAATTAGTCCTGTCAGATCAATAGGTGACCAGCGGCTAGTGTTGAATGCTACGCCGGTATTAATGCCAGTTGCCATGTTAAAACTCCCCAGTTAATGGAATGCGATCGAGTGTTGCCCAGTTATAGAGCGGAGCCGGATTACTGTTTTTCGTTATGTAACGTGATACCCACGGCGATGAATCGTGTACGCAAACAAGTGGGTAAATATTTCCGTTATTTGCCGGGGTGGTGTTTGTGAACCCGATTAGCAAGTGGTCTGTGACCGCTGGCGCCTGGTCGAGTGTTAGACGGACAGTATCACCGCCGACAACTGCTACCGACACTACCGACGCGCTCCCAGCTTCCAGGGAGTACCCTTTCCCAGCGCAGTCGCCAAGGAAATCGGTGTCGATGACCAGGGGCGGGAACGGCACGTAATACTTAACGTCAATCACGTTGCCGTTGACAGCGATACTCTGCACCCGTGTTCCCTTCCATGTTCCCTTTTTAGCAGGGTCAAAAAGATGCCAATAAACTACTTTTTCAATAGATTCGCCCTGCAATACTTTGCCATATTGGTTCAAGTGAGAAAGGGAACCATCATTGTATAGCCAGTTGAGCCAGTATTTCGTGCCACACATAATAGAGTTGCTATGCTGACGCACATATGTGAGTTGATCTGTTGCGGTAACAGAATACGGCTGCACAACAATAGGGTCGCCAATCGGGTTCCCCTCATCATCTACATCGTTGGCTTTTGTATTGATGCGACTACCTACTTGATCAATTACGATAACCGGGCCAACAGTGGCGCCAGTGATACCATTGAAGTCAGTAAGGCAGTCATTAAAATACGGGCCAAGCAATGACAGATAACTACCCGGTGTTGGGCAATTTCCGTTATCGTTATCTGTTTCTCCGTGTTCGAAAAGGATGAAATCATTACGTAGAGGCTTGCCAATTGACAGTGACAGTTCAGTAATGCGTGACAACATTGCCAGGCTCTTCGTGTAAGCGAACGTCCCTTTTGAAATCCCAGATAGCGGCTGGCCGCCAGCGTTGCACGGCGCATTAATAATCGTCGGCAGATTCATGCCTGCATCACGCATTTCGTACATCAGACCGTTTGCGAGTGGGATGTTATGCCCCTGCCGGTCGATGTTGTAGCCCATGTCCGTGATACGGTCTAAATCGGTCTGGCTAACTGGTGCGCTGTTGCCGTCAGCGCGGCCTGACGGAGACAAACAGCGCCCGCGTAGCAATGGGTCAGCGCCGACAACGCGAATATTTTGGCCTGGCTTGTCAAATGCAGCACCCAAACTCTGCCCCAAACAGATGTAGCAAAGAATGTATGCCGCGGTTACTGGAATTTCGCGAATGCTTGGAATGAACAGCAAACCTGAACTGCCAGTGCCATCGTCTTTTTCAAAAGTGAAAAGCGCGGCGTTATCAGAAACCGGCCTGGCACTGGTGACGTAATAATCATTCCACACCTGAGCCCTTTTCCAGAACAGGGCGGGCTTACCGTTTACAATCTTAATATCGGCTGACGTTTTCCCGATCGCATCCTGCAGCGGCCCATCAACGCCTGGGATAAACCATTCACCGCGTCGATTTATGCGACCAAAGCCAGCCTTCCCGGTTTCATCTGTAAACACATGTGCGGTATCGCGATATTTTACAGCCTGTCCGCGAGGTATTAACTGGATGACGTGCGCTTGTAATGATTCGCTTAATCCGGCAAAGTGCGCGGTATTATCAGCATCGAAATACTGCAATGCTTTTTTCCCAGTAATGTCTGTTATTACATGCGATAGCCCTTTGTAATATGCACCGACCGCTCGAGGAATTAACTGATTAACATAATCTTGAATTACGGCCTGCAAACCAGCAAACCACGCCCCGCGATCCCTGTCTATCGCTAATGCACCATCAGTCCCATTTCCTAAATAGAAAGGAAATTTCCCGTTTCCGTTCAGTGTGTAATACAAGCGCAGTGAATTAAATTCATCAACGCCAGCCATAGCAAGATTTGCCGTTTCATTCGTGGCATCAACAAATCTTTTACTGGGGTCGGAATTTATGAAAATAGCAGTACCCGCATCATTTTTATAATAATTGAACGATACAGTCACGCCAGCCCCATCCTGAATTGCGACGCGAAACATTTTCCCATCTGGTGTACCGGCGATCCCAGCAATCGTCCCATCAGGGTCTGACGGTGATGTGTAGTAGGTGTTGGCGTCTGCGATGTTCTGGGCGTTTTGCTCCGCCGTTTCTGCACGCACAGCAGCGCTATCAGACCTATCCGCACTGCCTTTCGCATCACTAGCGCTATTGGCGGAATTTTCTGCATACCCTTTAGAATCACTAGCGCTTTGCACTGCTGTTTCCGAATGCAGTCTTGATAATTCGGCGGCTGCTACGGAAACATGGCTGGCATCAACCGAAGCATCACGCGCGCCCGCTGATTCACGAGCGGACTCAGCAGAAGCGATTTCGGACGCTTTGGCACGCTCAGACATTCGCTTCATGTCGGAATACACCGGCGGCCGGGCCAGCTCCGGATCTGCATAAATCAGATAATCATTAAGGGAACCATCCGCCGCTCCATCTTCGATACGCATGAAGCCGAGGCGCTGGCGGATCCCATTGTTATAGGTAACAAATACCTCGTAATCGTCAGGAGCGACCGAGAACTCATACTCTCCGCCGAGACCCGTCACGGTTTCTACACACAAGCATTTGAACGTTTCCAATGTGTTGTTTTTCGACTTTACAGCTATCAAAGCGCCAGGCATGGCTACGCCGGCCGGATCGCGGTATACGCCGGATATTTTGATCATATGGTGAATAACCTCAGACTATCGATTGACAAATAGCACCATTGGGGCTATTATTTACTACATGAGGTAGCGGAAAGGCCGCAGCCCGAACCCGAAAGGAAGAGAGAGATGACAAACGACATGACCACCGCAGAGCTTGAAAAGATCCACGCCGAAATCGCCAAGCTAATGGCTGAGACGGCGAAGATTAACCGGGAAACGATGTGGTATCCGGTAGCCGTAGCAACCGGTTTAATCGGCGCGGTGGCTACGGTAACAACCATCATCATCAAATTTATTTAAGAGAAGCCCCGCGAGGGGCTTTTTCGCAGGTGAAAAATGAGACTGATAAACGAATACACCCCTCCCACCCCTGAGGATCTGGAGCAACTAAAATCAGAACTCGGATATACCGGAACGCAAATGGCAGATCTGGCGGGTGTGGCAAGCAATAGTCAGTGGCGAAAATACACTGGCGGTGCCGAACCGCGAGCAATGTCACCACACATTTTATTTTTTATGGCTGCGCAACTTTCATTGTCTACGCAGGAGCTTGATAAAGTCATTGATAAAATGGCATCGATTGGTGCAACCATTAAATAAAATCGCTTGGACAGTCAATCATAGTAAAATATATCAGGAGATAACAATGCTTAAATATTTCGCTTACAGTTTAAAGAATAAAATAAGCCCCACTAAAGCGAGGTTGTTTTTCAATAACACTTCACATTCAACTAAAAGGAAGTACAAAATACTCAAAAAATCAGGTGTAAGTATTAGCAGCAGAGCCAACATTATGGCGCCTTTTTATTATGAATACGGTAATATAGAGATCATTGGTGATGTATTCATTAATGCTAACTGCAACTTTCTTGATGATGAAAAAATAGTCATCAACGATGGCTCAATGATTGGCCCAGGCGTAACTTTATCAACCGTAGGTCACCATGTAGCTCCAGAAAACAGACATGATAGAAATGTAACCGCTCCAATTATTATAGGTAAGAATACTTGGATATGTGCCGGAGCTGTTATTCTTCCAGGTATTACTATTGGTGAAAACAGCGTTATCGGTGCAAATAGCGTAGTGAATTGTAACGTACCAGCAAACACTATGTATGCCGGCACTCCGGCAGTATTCAAGAAGAATATTTAATCGGCCGGTTTTTCCGGCCACCCGGAACCATTCTCTTTGCTCATTCTGTTTACTAGCACCCTATATTGCTTCCACTTATCTATGTTTACTTTTTCTTCATCTGTTGCAATGCCTAAATCAACAGCATCAGATAGAATTGATATTTTTTGCGAAGCCTCACTTATTAATCTATTTTTCATTTCATCGAAGTGCAATGCTTCAATGTCAAAATCGTATTCTACAAACTCATTCCCATCCCAATAATAACCAACTTCATTTTTAGCGATAACTATGACGCCAAACTCACCATTCAACGCCCTATTATAAATGTCGCGTCCGTGTTCAGTTGAATCGTTAGGCATCGCTGTAAACGAAATTGGTGAATCTGACAGGCCGGGGAAAATAACGTCACAGTCTATATATTTTTTAATGTTTGTTGTTCTGCATTTTTTCACTTGTCCATAATTCATTATGACACCCTCACAAATAAGCTAACACCATAATGTCTATTCCCACCTTCACTATCAGAAATACATAATCCCAAACATTTCCATGTGCCTCCCAGTTGTCCCTCGGCAAATAATGCCGCCCAGTTTCCTCCGCCGGGATACCCTGTCACACCAGATGGGGATAAATTAGAACCAGAAACCAACGCACCGTAACCGACTCGAGAGTCTTGAGGGTTTAAGCGTGCAAATGCGAGACTGCCAATCGCATCAGTATTAACCTGAACAGGAGGCTGCGGACGTTGTGGACCATAGGTATTATTGTTCAACCAGTTACTGAGATATCCGCCCCAGATGTTCCCGGTAATATTTCCGTCAACATGGAAGATAGCCCCTGCAGCATAAACTCCACCTGGGCAATAAAAGTTACCACTATTGGCGTCAAATCGCCAATTATAGTCGGCATTATCTCCCTTCACATGGATACAGGCTTGAGCAAAACTTGGCGTGCCACTGAGTAGATATCCAAAACTCACTGCGGATGGATAACCTTGCCCTTGCCGGGTCGCAACACCTTTAGCAATCGGCACATAAAGACCGCCGGAAGATACGGGCCACTGCCAATTAGGCTGAAAGAATGGTGCCTGAGTACTCAATTGGTCTGAAAAAGCACCTGCTCCCCACGGAATTGCTCCTGGCGTTGTAGCAACAGCGGGGGTGAATAATTGCCCCGTCATGGTGTCGCCAGCCTTAGCAACAGCATTAATATCAGCAGCAGTAGGTTTAAACTTATCGGTATAAATTCTCGCCCAGGTAATCCCACCAGCCTCTGCTTGAGAAACACCAACATACGCAGCCATATTACCGCCAACAACAGCAACGTAGCCTGAGGACGGTGCGGCATCCATAGGCAAGCATACAACGCCAGCTGATACGTTCCCGGACACCGCTGGGGGCTTATTAGCTGCCGAAGCATTTACGCGGTAAAACTGCGCGATGTTACTGTAAGCGTCGCTTTTGGCTATTGGCCCGACACCCAAACCCGCCGTACCCATTTCCATTACATTACCACTGCCAGTGCCGACGTTTTTTGTCGCAGCAGTACCGAGCTCAAGGTTTTTCCGGCCCTCCGCTTTATTTTGTAAATCCGCCAGGTTTTGTGACTTTTGAAGAAACAGCCCATTGGGATCCGCCAAAAGATTTTTCCATCCCGCTGCACTGGCGCCGTCCGGATCCGTGGTGTTTGAATCAACGGTATTCCACCAGATTTTCGAGCCGTCAGCGCTTAATACCGTCGCGCCTTTTGCATATCCGCCGATAGCCTGAGCAAAAGCGGAATCAAAGGTATACTGGCCGCCGGCTTGAGAAAAACGAATTGCCACAGTGATGTCGTTCAGCAGTCCGTTAAAATCCTTCCCGTGCGGCGGGATACCGCCGGCCGCGATCGCTGTCATTGTGAGTGGCGGAAAGCCAGAGTCATAGGCAGCTTTGCCCTTTTCCTTGGTTTCCTGCGTGGCGTTATTGGGGATCGTGTTTTTGTCAGCCGTACCGCTGGCGAACGGCACTGCAATCTGACGCGGTTTATCTGTCAGTTTCATTTTATGCCTTCTGAATTATTGAAACGTTAATACCTGGCGGCGCCGGCAGCGCGCCGGAGGACTGGACGATAGCCAGCTCTGCGGTCGACAGTGCAAATTCGAATACATAGCTCATCTTCATTCCGCCATCGTTCTGGATATAGGCGCGCCCCCGATCGCCGAACATGTAACGCAACATCCGATTGATATTCGGTATTGAGCAATCGGTGATATTGCTCATGGCTTTCATCATGATCAGACGGCGATAGATCGGGTCCGCAAGTTCAATGGTCTGCGTTGTGCTCTCACCGCTATAGAACGGCGCCTGGTCAAATGGGCGGGGATCTGTCCGCGTTGGCGTATCCAGCCGCGCCTCACTGAACCCCAAATAATTAAAGTCGTCGTCGACCGTTAGCCGCCGGCTTACGTCCACAATTTTTCCCCACACATCGAGGCCATAGGTCTCTGCGGTTTCGATGTTCCAGATCAGATCGTAAAAATCATCGACGAACTTGTCGGGGGAAACGGCTTCGTTGAAGCTGCCGATCAGGGCGTTAAGGCGGGGGCTGGCGGCGTACTGTGCGAGCACAGTGGCGGCCACATTCTGCAATTTAGACCTCCTGCAGCTCTACGCTGATATTGTTCGGATCCAGCGTCGGAATTTCGTCGATTCCAAACTGGAGGGATGAGGAAAAGGCGTTACCATCCCTGCTCAGTGCCAGGCTGAGAATATCGATGTTTGAAGGGTCAATGCTGTAAATGCCCGCATAGAATCGCCCGGCGGCCAGCGCAGCCGCTGCACGCGCACGATTGCCCCCATCAGCGCCATTGAATGCCGCGATCACTTTACCCTTTACCTGATCGGTAATGTCCGATGGTAAATATTCGCTTTTTTTCAGGATAACCCTCACTGACACGCTCACCGGCTTCAACCCTTGCCAGGTGATCACATACTCCGGGTATGGCGGCTCATAGCCGTCGGTATCTGCAATCGTGTATGAAGAATCACCGTTCATGTCGACACCGGGCGGCGCCTTGCGCCAGATAGCATCCGCGATATCCTCAGCCTTTCCGCCATATACGCCAACGTAGAACGAGTTTTTCTTCAATGTATATTTGGATGAGCCGACTTGTCTGTCTACCGGGGTCGGGTTATGCGTAACGTATACATCCACTACGTTGGGAACTTTGGCGAGGATCTCGCCGCGGATCGCGTTCAATGTATTCCGGGCATTGTTGGCAACGGAATTGCGTCGGCGGTGCTCAAAGTCGGCTCTGCTCTCCTCATTGTTGCCCGGCACCCCGGCGGCGCGGTTCGTCACACCAGACCAGCCAGGGATCGCTTTGTAGACCTTGCTGAGCGCACCAATGGGGCAACCGATCGGGCCTGTCGTGAGGTTCTGGAAAACCACATCAACGCTACCGGCGGCGCCGATCGTGGCGTCGGACAGGCTGGCGTAGAGATACCCTGCTTCATCCTGTGCCAGGCTTCCAGCAGGGATCAGCGTATCCACCAGCCCTGAGCACGTCCCGGTTACTGTCGTGCCGGTGGCACCGATGCGGTCGAGGAAATAAACCCGGCCAATCGCATCCTGAAACCTGCCGCTGCTGTAGTCCGCGTTCACCTGGTTCGCGATCGCCAGCAACTGATCGTTCTTATCGGCGATGATGGCCGAATCGCTCATCGCCAGCTGTCCCTGTGGGCTCGTAAGGCTGGTCCCCATCGAGCTCCCCAGCGCGGTGGAGAAATCGGTTAGCCGGCCGTTTAGTATGTCCACCTCATCCGGCACCAGCAGCCCCGTTTTTGAAAACGTAACCGCCGGTACCGCAGTTGTGTAATTGGTGTTTTCATCCGTCATAACAGCACCGTGTAATCGTTGAAATTGGTATCGGTGATCGTCATTACGCCACCAATGCGGCGATCGCCATCTGAGACTGCCGTACACAACGCGCTGGAGACCGTCGGCAGTTTCATCGCCTCCTGCTGCATTTTGGTGTTAATCAGCTGCGTGCCGGGCCAATGGCCGAGGATCCGCGGGTAATAAGGAATTCCGAGCGTGTTGTCATACCAACACTCGCCAAGGAAAGTGCTGCAGGCGCACGCCACATCCTGCGCCACCGCATAAGGATTGTCCGTGACCGCCAGGTTGCCTTTGTCGTCCAGCATCAGATCCCAGGTATTCGTATCGAGAAGAAGTGAGCGAGTTTGCATCATGCCCCCTGTTGCGGTTTATTCGTCTGCGCGCTACCTGATTGCACGCCACCATGCACGTGGTCACCAAACTCGATGCCACCAATCGTGGCGCCGCCGGACAAGTCCGCTTTGCCTTTAGCTGTAAACTTCTGGCTCACCTCGGTCGCGCCGTTCAGTGCGATTTCCGGCGAGTTAACGGCAAAGCGCTTCGATGCATTGGTTTCAACATCCGGCGCATTCAGCGTGATTTTCCAGGGTGAAGTTACATTGATCTGCTGATCGGCAAACTCGACAAATTGCACCGGGTCGCCATTCAGCACACCACCCAGATAGATCGCGTCTGACAGGCTGTGCGTGCGCCTTGATCCCGGCATAGCGGGCTGGCGCGTGGCTTTAATCCCGCTGATATCCCGATCGCAAATCGCTATGAACCCAATATCACCGGCTTTCGGTGGCATGATCACCGCACTTTGACCACCCTGTAGACGCCACACCGGCACGTTGTAAATTACCTCATGCGGGATAGGTGAGCCGTCGCCAGCGACGGCCATCACCATAGGGCGAATGTCCACGTGCTCCCCGTTGGCATTGATCACCCTACCCAACGTGATAAACGCATGACGCCCCAGAAACTGGCGCATAACGAAGTCCTGCGCGTTGATATCACCATTCAGATCGGAGCCGTTTACATGAAAATTTTCCATATCAGCCCCCGGGTTGCCGCAACAATTCGCAGGATGTTGAACATTGGCCGCCCTCAATCCATGAGGTTAACGTGTGCATTGCACCGAGCACCGCATAGCGGCCGCTGGCGTTCGGGAGTGAGGTCACCAACGACAATTTGCGACCAATAAAAATATCAGGACAGAACAGACACGAAATGCTCAGCCCAACATTGGTAAAAATGGGATACCCGATTAATCCGTGGTCGGGAGAAACGAGCAATGCCGGCTCTTTTCGGGATACTCCCTTTGGCCAGATCGTCACCTTCTCCACGTTGATATCGATCTCGGCATCAACAGCCCGTGCCGACTCGATCATCTGCTGCGTGATATCTCCCTGGAAATACGGATCGGGCAGCGTGCGTTTAACGCCCTGATTCTCATATTTCAGCCCCACTGATGATGCCATTGGCATCAAAATGTCATCGATCGAGACGGGGCCTTTCGCGCTAAATGGCGACACCTTTTTCGCCCGCAGATAAAACATCATGTTCGCCGTAATAATCAGCGGCACATCCGGCGCCTGGTTGTAATCCGCATATGCATCGCTGATAAACCCTTCGAAAATCAGGCGGTCAGCAGCCCATACGCGGATCCGATTAGGCTTGGCCCCATCAATCCAAATCCCTTTGTAGCTCAGCGCCGCCATCTGCTGGGCCACGAGCCCCCACATATAAAGGGTAATTTGCGTGCCGGCAATCCCGCCATAAGCCGCCAGGCTTATATAACAGCGCGCATTTTTGACGGTAAGCACGTTACCCCGATCGTCAAACGTTCGCCCCTCTGCCAGGGTAAACTCCACCCTGATATCCCGTTGTTGATAGCTCACGGCATTTCCTCCGGCGCAAGGTAGTAAAGTTTGAAACGCTCACCCAGGCCGGACCATTCAGGATCCGCGTTTCCCGCCAGGTCAGCGAAAAATAATTCGCCGGCGAATGGCAGATAGCCGTAACGCACGATCTTGTTGCCGTTCAGGCACAACACCCCCTGCAAGCAGGGAGTGCCGTTAACGGTCAGATCGATATATAGCCCCGTGGTACGCTGTGCCAGACGAATTTCACAGGCCTGATTATTCAGGGAGACGGTGAATCGTTGAGACTTGAGGGGCTTGAGTACAATTTCCAGCATCAGGTTAAACTCCCCGCCAATTGCTTAACCGCCGCATCCAACTTTTGCGTCGCGCTGACGGTGACCTCTCCGAGAGGTTTGGTCACATCCTCGACCGCTGACGAAACCTTATCGGCAATGTTCCCAACCAATTCCGACGCCGAGCGCTGCACGCCGGAGATCGCTTTCTTCACATCAGAAAGGGTGGAACCACTCGTTGAAGAGGTAACGAGCTCCGTTTTGGCGCTCGCTCCCTGGGTGATTTGATTATTGGTAGTGTCGGCCTGCGATGTCTCGCTGCTGACGGTCACCTCGGCCACGTCCTGCACGTCCTGAAAAACCGCCGTTACCGTAAGCAACGTCGGGCCGCCGTCGCTTCGGATCCGATAATCGTATTTGGTCAGGTCATAGGACGAATAGGTTTTGTCGGGGGTTTCGATGTCATAAACCTCCGCCGTTGTTCGCATCGTCTCCAGAGTGGCCAGCACGTCCGAGCGGGATGTCAGCGTGAGATTGGTCAGGTTCGGAAGCCCGCCTGAAAACCCTGTCCAGCCCTCCACGGTAAACGTAATGTGTAATTCTGCCGGCCGCTGCACCTTGTTGAACGACGTGTAACCACCTCGCTCGATCGGTGCAGTAGTGATCGACGCTTCGCCCCCCACTTCGATAACGACAAATGACGTTGGCGAAAAGGGCTTCGTGCCAACACTGGCGCCGGAGGCATAATAAATTCCGTATCCCGGTGCCAGCACGCTGTTAACGACAGACAGCAGACCACCGCCCCGCACAGCATTCAGTACAGTGGCCTGATTCAGGGAAAACCTCATGTCGATACTCCCGATGCATACGCGCCCACAAGGCTGGAGCGATTAATTTTTTGCCTTGCGTCGTCGATGATCCCTTTCGTGCTGTCCGCCGGCGAATTCACCTGCAGAGTGCCGATATGGGTTGTTTCGGTGATCGTGGATTGCGAACCGCCGACCGGCTGGCGCGCCTGCGCCGCCATGCCTGCGCCCGGCTGGGGCAAATTCGACAACACCTTCGGCACGTATTCCCGCGTTTCCTGCGGGGCCGCGCCGAGCCCTTTGCGCTCAACATTACCCTGGCCCCAGTTATACGCCGCCAGCGCCTTACCCAGATCACCATCGAACATTTTCAGCAGCTGCGACATGTAGCGCGCTGCAGCATGGGCTGATTTCTCCGGATCAAAAACGTCATCGCCGACCAGCCCGAAGTCCTTCGCCGTGCCTGGCATGAACTGAAACGGCCCTTTGGCGCCCGCTTTCGATACGGCCTGAGTATCGCCGCCAGACTCCGTGATCACCATGCTGCGCAGCAGCCCGGCAGGGAGCCCGAACGTTTCCTCCAGCTTGCTGAGTTTCGGCTGCAGCCACGCCAGCATTTCCTCACCGGCCTTTGTTGGCTGTGGCCGGCGTACCGACTGGGCGAACTGAGCTGGATCCGCTTCATCGCGGCGCCAGGGCAGAAGTTTTTTCCCCAATTCGTTCACCCAATCTGAACCGGGTAAATTGTTGAGGAAATCGGCTACAGGGTTATCTTTCAGCGCAGGGTATTTTTCCTCGAGGGGTTTAACGACAAATTCCTCAAGCGCCACCAGAGCAGCAATAAGGCCGGCTGGCCCCATCAGCGCCCCGCTGAGCCCTTTAAACAGGGAAAGCAGCTTGCCGCCCACCGATGCGCTAACCAGCAGCAGAATGGCGTTCTGCCAGCCTCCTACCGCCTTTGCGGCTTCACCGGCAACACCGACAATGTTCGACAGAACATCAAACACGCCCTGCACCGCGGCTTTGATTTCATCCGGGTGCTGTGCCATCCAGTTCGCCAGATCATTCAGCCACGCGTTGAACTGTTTGATGTAAGGCAGCAGCGCGTTAAAGAGGATGTATCCCGTTTTCTCAAAGGCCTGGCTGATCTCTGCCCACTGCTGGCGAAACTTTCGCGCCGCCGCGATTGACTGATCGTCAACGCCTGAGCGCGCTGTAAATCGGTCAACATCGCGCAACGCATGGCCAGAGCCGAACCATTGCTGCGCGGCGTAGCCATACCCCAGCTCACTGCCATAGGCCTGCTGCTGATCCTTATTCAGGTTTGGAAACGCGGCTGCCAATTTGCGGACAATATCTTCAGTCCCATCCCGGCCCAGATCGATATTGGCGCCCGCCTGGTTGGCGGCCAGTAGCAGGCTTTGAAGTTGTGGATCCAGCCCAAGGCCAGATTTTAAGCGTGCCTTTGCATCGTTGATGCGGGAGAACGCGCCAACAATCTCATTGGCACTGACACCGAACGCCTCGCCCGCCTTGGTCCAGCCATCCAGCGATTTGGCCGACATGCCAAAAGCATCGGCCGCCGTCGCCAACTGGTTCAGGTTACTGGTGAACCCGGTAACAAAGCTTTTGAGGCCGCCCAGCGACAACGTGACGCCGGCCAGCGCCAGCACCTGGGCGCGAATACTGGAAAAGAACGACGCCGCTTTTTTGCCGCTGGCTTCCATGTCTTTGGCTGTTTTGTCGGCTTTTTTCCCGGTTTTATCCAGCGCCTCGCTGCTTTTCTTCTCGCCGGTGTCGAACGCCTGCGCAACGTTCTCCATGACCGCTGTCAGGCGGTCAAGCCCCGCCACTACCGCCTGCTCGCCAGCGCTGAAGTTTTTGTCGTCAATACCCAGGGCGAGGACGAGCTCGTCAAGTACCATTGCCACTATTTCCCCTCCTGCATTACGCGTGCGTTATGGGCGTCCACCTGGATGATTTCCAACAAATCCCACAAGTCCTGCACACCAAGCACCGCATCCAGATCAGCCTTGGAGGCTTTGCCGGCGGAAATCACGGTAGCGATGGTGCACGGGACGTTGGTGTAATCGACAAGCCCAAACGGCCTGTCAGGATTGGCAAAACGAGGCGGGATATCTAGCGGCCGGCGGTAGCGAAAAAATCCACGTGCAGTTTGAACACCTCCGCGCGCAGGTTAAGGCGTGTGGCCACTTCATCGATATCGGCTTCAATCAAGGGGCGGACCACGGTTTTATCCGCTGGATTCGGCACGGCCTGAACACAGGTCATCAACTCATCAAGCAGCGGCTTGGCCTCATCCGGGGGGATCTTCGAAATCGCCTTTAAGCCCTCAACAGCCATCGCCGCGATCCCCATGCTGCGTAAATTTTCGGGGATCTCGACGCCGCCGCGCCCCATCGCCATCAGCGCACGCAAAGCCCACCATTCAGCCTGTGACGCCGACATTTCCTTGATATAGAAAACCTTGCCCTGATCGCGCCCGGCGGCGTCGATAGTGATAAACTTCTCTTTACGTGCCATCAGTTAAACGCCTCCGGAGTGATGGATTCCCATTCGATGATCGCCTGGCTGGCCTGCAGAATGCGGCCGGCATCCGGTAGCGCCTTCCACTGCTTCAGCACTCCGTTCACGCATTTATATTTGCGCTTGAGCGCCGGCAAGATAACCGTTGCATTGCAGCGGAACACCGCCACGCTGGCGCGCGATGTGGTAGCCCAGGTATCGAACACGTCCCGACTTTCCGAATCCGGCATAATGTAGATCGTCTGGTTGATGTTGCCGTAAATGAAGCCGGCCGATAACTTGCCGTCGGCGCCGCGCACCGTTTCTGCCAGGCTCAGCGCGTCGGTCCCGTAGATATTATCCGCAGCGAATCCCTGCAGCTGCACGCCTGACGGGTACAGGTTCATTACCGACAGCGTAATGATGGCGTCGGCAGAAGTGATGGTGTTGGACATTATTGAACCTCCGTCGATGCAATATTCAATTTCTGGATGCTGCCGCCGTCGCTGTACCACAGCGCGCAGTTCGGGCTGGTGCGACCTGGTCGAAGGGCCGGCAGCATTTCACCGACATAGAGGTAGTACCCCGTCGCGAAAATTGTCGCCGACACGTCTTCCCCTACTGCGTTGCTGATCTCCAGTTTTTGCGCCGCGGACAGTGTCACCCCGGCACGAATGCCGCCCCATGCTTTAAACTGCTCGATCACATCGGTCATCGAGGTTGCAACCAGCGCGCGCCCGGCGTTGTTGTAAGGGATCGTCTTGTTGGATTTGAACAGCGCCAGCACCGCGCCCTGCAGGTTGGCGTTCAGCCAAATTTGCCCGGCGAAGCTGTCCAGCCATTTGAAATCGCCGGTGATCGAGCCATCTGCCCAATAATCCTCGACGATGTTATTGGCGGCGTACTTGCCGTAGAAGTTATAGCCATTGGCGATCAGCACGTCGTACTCATCCCCGCTGGTCACATCGGCCGCCAGCCCGTTGTATTCGCGGAATTTGAACGGCACGCGCCCTTCTGTGCGGGTAAAGTCCAGCGCAGCGGCATATCCCAATACGGATGCAGGTTTTTTCACGTCAGTGCAGAACACCGGCACGACACTCCCGTAATTGTTCACGGTGATGATCTTGTACGCGATGTGATCCTGATTACCCGTAATTCGGGCTTTTTCGTTGGTGGTCCACGCCACATAGAAAAAGCGCTCCTCCTGCGCGCTGGCCCATGCGGACAACGCCAGGTGTTCATCATCTTTGCACTCGAAAACGGTCGAAAATGAGGCCCACTGCTGCGACTTGGCGATGATTGCCGTGAACAGCGCGGGAACTACTGCCGCCGGCGCCCCCTGGGAGATCTTGGCGCCGAGATCGCTGGTCATCTTCATGGGTGCCGCTGCGGTGCCGGTCGCATACGCGATAGTCGTCGCTTCCGGCTTGGCGCCTGCAGCAGTGATGATGAAGGCATTGTGCGTGGTGTCATATACCACCGTCGCCACGGCGGCCGTCAATGAGGTTTGCAACGCGGCGGCCGCCTCCGCAAAACTGGTTACCGCGCTGAAATTGACTTCCGCACTGGCAATCTTCCCGCTGATGCTGATCGTGAGCGTACCGGAGATTTTTTTCAGCTCCTCGACCGTCACCCCTTTGAACGATCCGCTGCGCAACCATGCGGCCGCCGGCGCGCGGTTGAATCGGGCGAACAGCAACGCCCCCGGAGATTTTGTCGCGTTGTTGTAGCCCTGAAAATACATGGATGCCATAACGTATTCGTCAGAGTCACCACCGAAATAATCGGCCACGCTCGAGGGTGACGAAAACGAAGGGACGTCGCCGATCGGTACGTAAGGGCTGTCGGTTAAAAGCAGGCCGTTGAGGTCGACCGCATTACCCACGGCGGATAGCACGCCCGGTTTGATTTTTACGTCTTTACTGATTGGAATTGCCATCGATGGACTCCGTTGTGGTCGTTTTGATGGTCACGTTGTCGAAGAACGCCAGAGGCGCACTGACCACCGGTTTGATTTGCGCGATGAATTCCAGCGTCCAGCGCGGTTCGTATTGCCACTCGCCGTTAATCATCGTGGTCTGACGGGGATCGCTACAGTAGAGCGGCGTTAAGACGCCCCCGGAGCAACGAAAAGCGGACGTGCCAAACTCCGAGCGGATCAGCGTGGCGAACATCAGGGAATTTCGCTCCGCGCTGTCACCATAGAAATCAAGCTGACACTCCCAGCGTGTTGTCCGCGTGATGTGTTGAATACCCAGTCCGGCCTCCAGTGGCGGCGAGTACTTCACCACTGCCGTAGACAACCCGGCGGAATTTAGCGAAGTCATCGCGATAAATTCGCCCTGTGGCATCGGCACCCCGTTCTGCTGAGTGCGCTCGATCTGCGCATCAACAAAAAGCCCCTGGAGAAAATCGCCAAGGGCTTTATAGAGATCGCTTTCAGTGATCGAGAGCGTTACGTTTGCAGACATGCAACAACCCTCGTCCAATCCGGCCAGTTCTCCGGCACCGCCACCACAAGCCACGTTTCGCCCGCGATGACGAATTTGTCACCGCCGACCTGCTTCGGTCGGCTCACACCGCACCAGTTACCGTTCGTATAGATGGACGTGAACACCCCCTGAATATTCAGGTTGTCCAGGTGGCGGATATCGCCCTGGGTAACAGCCTGTTTTTGTACCATCATCGGAATGGGCGCGTCATAGGCCGGCGCCCGGGAATAATCCTCACGTTTTTCGGCACCGAGCGATCGATAAATCTGCGCCTCAACGAAGGGATTAACTGCGCCGACGGCGCGCGAAACAATACCGTGCAAATTCACTCATCACCTCCATCAACGGCATAGTCGACGCTGTTCTGCATGTGGCCAGTGTCGACCAGCGGCTTATCGAACCCTTTGCGCTTAATGGTCGATTCCGCCAACGGCGGAGAATTGAGCTCCCGGATAGAATCCTGCAGCTGGCTTTTTATCCGCTCCCCCATCAATCCAAGCGCTAACCGCGCGTCATAATTTGATGAACGGATAAGCTGCGAAAACTCACCGGGCCACTGCGTACTGTTGGCTGAAATCATGTTGCGGAAAAAAGGCCGCGGCAGCTGAAAATAGGACTCCCCGGCCTTGGTCATCACCATTTTTCCGAACTCGTTCGCGGCGGCCACCAGCGCAACCGGGGTCCCGTCCTCATAGGTCGCATCGGCCAAAAAACCCACCTTGAGGCTCTTGCCCGAAGACAGCCCTTCGGCAATTTGCGCCAGGCGCGCTTTAAACGCGGCACCGCCGCGAACACTGGCACCCATTTAGCGCCCCCGCCTGACCGGCCGATAGTAGTGGTCTGGATAGCGAGATGGCGATGAGCCCGGGTGATAAACCATCGTCCTGTAGGGTGCGGTCGCTTGCCAATAATCCGCGCCATAGGGAGTCTGCAGATACCACCATGACTGATCGTTACTGCCGGCGCTGTCCACCGATACAGAAACCGATCCCTCTGAGGCACTGGTAATGCGGCCAACAAGGCCGCTTCCCTGACCGCCCGACTGTCCTGAACCAAATCCACGCAACGCACAGAGATGAGCAACAAGCAGGAAAAATAACTGTTCGCGCTCTTTCAAATCCTGCACTTTGCTTTCATCGGTATTATCGAGGTAGAGGGTCGAGGCCTGATTGAACAGCGCCTCGAGCAGGTCATCACTTGGCGCCGATCCGCATCCCGTTGCAAACGCCGGGTAAAGCGCCCGAAATGCCTTGATGTTGAAAACCACGGCGCCCATGCATTACTCCTTCTTATTCATCGCTTCATCATCACGCTTGATCCCCGGCGCCGGGTTGTTCTGCGGCAATGGGTCAAGGCCTGACTTCAACTTTTCCTGCTCTTTGGCCTGCGCACGGGCGCTGTTGCCATTGTCCTGGGCGAAGATCACGCCTTTTTTTACATACGGCTGATCTTTGTGGATCTTCAGCCAGGCGTCCCACAGTTCCTTATCGACCGGTGTGAGGCCATAGCCGCCGATAATGCGCACATCTTCGCCGCGGTAACCCGCGACCGCCTGCTGATGGCCGTCGACTTCCAACACCAAACCGTTCGGCAATTTGCAGCCAACTGTTACTTGCTCTGCCATCTTTTAAACCCCCAACATTTGTACGTAAGCCAGCGGTTGGCGAATGATCGCCCCCCAGGTACCGGCGGATTTTTTCTGGTGCCAGGCTGAAGACTCCGTCACCACGGCGTGCGCGCGCATTTTCTCGGTGAACGCACAGTAACCGGTGTCGTTCTCCCCCAGACGCTCGGCAATCAGCTGAACCACTTCACCCGCGTCGCTGGAATACTCCACCGCCGTTTCAATGGTCATACCCGGGAAGTTTTTCTGCAGCAGGTCTGCAACGTTGACCTTGTATTGGTTGGTCTTCGTCAGGTTGGCTTCCGACAACGGAGACATATTCAGCTTCATCTTGTCGGTTCGCTCGACATGCCCTTTGGTCTGACTGACGAGCTGCTTGTACAGCTTGACGATGTCGTTATAAATCGCCTCGGCGTCCTTATCGTCCCATTTCAACTTACCGCCAACGTCAATCGGGGTAATCGGCGCCGATAGCGACGGATCGTTCAGCAGGCCGTAGTTCTGCAAACCCTCGATGCCGTAGAAGTAGGATTTATTCTGGAACTTGTTCAGCACCAGGGCAGACGCGACATTCAACTCCGCCGCCCAGCCGATGCGCGCTGCGCCGTACATATCCAGTTCGCGTTCACCCCAGCGGGTGTGCGTCTGGTAGTGGTAGCTCTGGCGCGGCACCCAGTTTGCGTTCGCGGTTACCATGCCGTTGTTGTTGTAGTCGCCGTAAGAGCTGGTGTCACCGGCTGATTCCACGATCGGGAATTGAGTGGTCAGCGTCGTCCAGTCTCCCTTTTTGGTTTCGCCCAGGATTTGGGCCGCTTTCATCGGTGTCACCAGCACGCGAATTAATTCTGGATCAACGTAGTTGGTGAAATAGGCCGGCACGCCGGAGTTTGAGACCGTTACCAGATTAGGCTGCGCATCCATCGCCAGCGCGAAATCGCTCGCATACTCCGGCGGCAGGTAAGCCTGCGCGCCCGGCAGGATGATGCCGTAATCGCGGCTGGCGGTAGCGTAATGCTGCTTAAATTTATTCATCACTTGCTCCAGGTGCTGATTTTGATACGTTCTTTGGCCGCCGCGGCGCTGGCCACCGAGAATGCCGTTTCCGCAAAGCCTTCAATGGTCGCGCCGGCCGCACCGGTAGCAATCTCGCCGGTGGTCAGTGACGCAAACACTTTTTGGCCGACAGTGGCCGCTGTCGTGGTAACCGCCCAGTAATCACCGCCGGTGTGCAGCGTGCACTCTCGCCCCGGCTGGATCACGTTAGACGCCGCGCCCAGCCATTCAACGATTGACGCCTGGCCATCGCGAGGAACAAACCCCGACGGCGCGCCAGTGCCTTTGTTCGATGCCACGCCCTTCACCACCCAGGCAAATCGCCCAATGGTTAACCCGTCGGCACCGGTGACCAATGCCCCCTCACCGGCCACATAGCTGGTGTATGGGTTGTTACTGGCAAAAGCCCCCTCAATACCCGGAGCCGGGTATTGGTTAATGCTCGTCTGAAATCCTGACATGTTAATAACCTCGTTTAAGTTTGCCGGCGGTAGGGAAGTCGGCAGCGAAAGACGATGCAGCCGCGGAGTCATGGGCCAGCTTCGGCGCCTTGACGGCCTGTTTTTGCTCTACGGCATACTTCACCATGCTGCGGTAAGCGCTTGGGTGTACGTCGGTGATATCGATCCCGGCCTGTTCGAGCGCGGTGCGGTAAACCTCCTCGGCGGAGTCCATCGCCACCACGTCACCAATCAGAGGACGCACCTCACTTTCAGCGGTGCGAACCGCCTGGAAGTTTTTCGCCGCCGCCTTGGTGGCGTTGTCAGCCGCCAGCCTGATAGCTGCGTCCATCGCCGGTTTGCTGACCGTATCGGGATTCGGTTTTACCGGGTCTTTTGCTGGATCGTCCGGGGTGTCATCCGCAGCCGGCATCAGTACCGCTTTGATTTTTTCCAGCACTTCCTCCGGCACTTTGTCGGACAACAGCGCCAGGATGCTTTCCAGTGGGTTTTCCGTATCAAACGCTGGCCCGTTCTCTTCTGGCTCGACCACTTCTTCGGCGGCCTCCATCAGTTCGGCAAGCTCGGCCGGCTCGATTTCCATATCCTGCGCCAGGCGGCCGGAAAACGCGGATTTGACCGCATTCGCGATCGCGTTGGGGCGTTTATGCTGGCCCACCAATTGCGTGAGGTCTTTCGGCGAGGCGTCTTGCGCCAGGCGAGGTTTGAGATAGGCGCCCAGCGCTGCGCGCATGGCGACACCCTTACGATTTAATTTCATGTTTTGTAACTCCTTCGGGAGGCAATCAAATACCAGCACATCGGATCCGGCCCGGCCGTCACCGACCAGCGCCACGTGGTTACCGACGATATCCCGCATCACGCCGTCAAATTTGACGCCATCCGGGGTAACGCCTGGGGTCATGTCAGCGACGTACGCATACGACGATGACAGTTCTCGTTGCTCGTCGGTCTCGATACCGGCGATGGCGGAGTTGTCCCAAATCGACAATCCGTTTGTTAGGTAGGTGCCATCAAAATCACTGTTGGCGTGCGTTGTCCCCACCCGAAGCTCACGCGCGGGCGCGCCTGGGTAATCAGGCTTGTGTCGGCAAAGGATGGGGATGTTATTGAAGGTTTTCGCTGCCTTGCGCAGCTCGTCGGGGTCGCGGTACAGCATGTACAGCCGGTCGGGCTCAAGTCCTAGCGCCTCGGAATTCGGGATTTCTCGCCCGTAATAGCCGCACACGTTGGCCTTGCTGATGTTGCTGCGTTCGACCTGCAGCCGTCCGACCTTATCAATTTGCCGCACCGAACCCCGGTCAAATGCCAGTCGTTCAGTCGTCATTCATTACTCCAGTCCCGGTAAAATCGCCTCCCATCCACACCTGCAACGTATTTTTTGCCCTGGCATGATCCATTCGCCATCGATAAACATGCCTTTGTCCAGATCGAACTCTTTGCCGTCGGCTTTCACATGGGAGATGCGCGGCTCTTTCCCTGCGTGGGAATGGCGCCAGCGCCCCCGGCGGATGCCAAGCGCACGCTGGCGCGCCGACTGCATGGCAGACGTTGCCTTGTTGTTCTGATCCAGTGCGATAAAAGCCGCCCGGCGCCGGGTGACGCCATAGCGCTGTTGCAGCTCTTTTGTCAGGGTGCCGAGATCACGCCCGCGAGATACCGACTGCATTACCAGCGTTTCGACCTGCGTGAGGTATTGCTGCGGAATGGAGCGGATCAGATTGACGTTCTCGGTGATGGTCGCCTGCAGTGCGTTGTTCATTTCCGCCGTCATTTTGAAGGGCACCGTGAAACCGGCCTGCTGCAATGCAGTGGAAAGCGACGCATCGCTATTCTTCATCACATCAGAAGCGAAACGCTCAGCCAGTTTTCCGGCCAGCACATCGAATTTTTTTCTCCAGCGCCGCGACAATTTGCGCATGGCATCGCGCATCATGATCGCCGGTGAGGCATCCTGCGCCAGCCCGGTCTGCCGGTATTCGGCGCGCAGCCAGTAAAGCGTGCTGTTGTGCAGCTCCTGCACCGCCCTGTCCAGCTGCCGCCGGTACCAGGCCTCAATCCCCGCGTTGGGTCGGATCTGACGGAGGGTCTTTTTCCGACGCGCTTTTCTCGAGGTTGAAGTTTTCGTCGTCTTCGTCGTCGTCAATCTCAATCTCCCCGCTTAAATCCAGACCGCTATAGGGGCTGTTCGGATCAGAGGCCAGTTTTTCGCGCACCTCGTTATTCGTCACTGAGCCAATGGACTCGTAAATCTGATCCGTCTCCGCTTCTGTTTTGCGGATGGCGGCCTGCTGTTCACGCGTCATTTCGTGCAGGGATTCGAATTCAAAGGTGATATCCGGATCGATGTCGCCAAACTCCGACAGCTGGATAATGTCCATCACGCGCTTTATCGGGTGCTTGAGCAATCTGGACGCGCCGGCCGCTATCGTGTCGTAGAACACCTTGATCTCGCCCTCGCTCGAGGCATTCAAACCCGTGGGGCTAAGGCCGGCGAACTTCACCGACGGGATCGCGCTGACAAAGAACATGTGCTCTTGTGCCTGCGCCTGCAGCGTGTCCAGCCCGCTCAGTGGCGTGTTGAACTGGAAGAACTCCTCCTGTTGCTTGTCCAGAATCAACAAGCCGCGCGTGTCCCGCGTGCGGTTATACAGCTCCGCGCGCTTGGCATAGTTGGGATCGTTCTTTCCGCTTAACGCATTCCCCATGTTCGTGAGGATGCCGCTCAGGGAGAAGGAATGAAGCACATCACCCACGCTATCGCGGGTACGCAGCCAGTTATTGACGTAGGGCTCGGCGATTTGTGTCAGCGACAAGCCGCCGAAGTTATAGGCCGGCTTCAACATGTCAGGCACCGGCCGGGAAATCAGATCCAACATGCGGCTGGCGTGTACGGTCTTACCCATCACGAACCACTCCGCCGGCTTGTAGAAATCATCGCTCAGCGGGTTATCGGCGTTGTAGATGCCTGGGTAGGTCCATACCGGCTCAATCACGCGAAAGCCCACCAGCGAGCCGGGCGTGATTTTTTTGTTGGACAGGAACAGCCGGGATTGCAGCTCCTCCGGATCCGTCCATGCGGACAAACCGCGCGGGGAACGCACATCGATGTATATCTGGCCGCGGCCGAAAAATCCGTCGTGCTCAATAGCCAGGCGGAAAATATCCTGCACCTTGTAGCGCTCCATCGCCTTAACGAGCCGCGCGATGCGGTCAGCCTTGCTTTCATCCCCGTCACTGGCCGCTTTAACCTTGATCCATTTGCGGGTCATTTCCTCGGCGATCACGCTCACCATCCGGCGATATTCCGGCAGCTGGGCGAGTTGCGCCAAATAGGGATAGCCAGGGAAGCCGCCGAAAACGTAATCGGGGTAGCTGCCGTTCAGTGAATCGTATGGCGTTGCATCCATCGCAAGAATCGCACTGCGGATACCGTCAGGGATAACACCGGCCGGCGGTTCGTATTTCTCGAACTCACGCCGCTTTTTGTGTCCGACCTCGGCGAGCATCTCGTCGCTGATCGCAATCCCTGGCGATTTTGGCGCCTCCTGCACTGGCGGCGCCTCACCACTCGTTTTTTTTCGCTTAAAGGGCCACATCAAATATTCTCCAGGAAGTCATCGGAAATCACGAGCGGCATCTCGATCGGCGCAAAGGCCATAATGAAAGCGTCGGCGACGTTCGGGGATGGAATGTCGCGCTTTTTCAGATCGTCTTTCGTTTCCACTTTCACGCGCCCGTTTTTATCGAAATCACGTTTCGGCGTGGATAACTCAAATTTGAGTTTGTCCAGCAGCGGACAATCGGAATCGATGCTGATCAGTTGGTCGTCAGTAAAGCTCTCGCGTTTTTCCTTTCCGTTGATCACGTTGTACGTATTACGGAAGCGGTCAGCGACAAGCCACCAGGCCTGCGCTTTTATATTCGCGAAAAAATCTTTATTGGTGATGCCTGGCTGATATTCACGCTCTGGCTCGAAGACCGCGCCGCCGGCGTTAAATTTGAAATACTCGATCGCTTCCGCGCCCCAATCACTGGCGTTTTCACGTTCCTCGTTTATTTCGGCAAACTTAGAGCCACTCGATGCACCAACGCCGATGCTGTCGTAAACGATCGCCGCATCATGCTTCAACGCAACGTTGTACGTGCGTTTACAGCTTTTCATCAGCTCGTCTTCAAGTGCTTTCCATTCATCAGCCCAAAGCGCCACCGAACCATGCGCATACACGTTGGCGCACTTATCAGCGCCGCTGTCGGCAACGTCAAAGCCTACGCGCCGGCGGCCGGCCGGTTCGATGTTGAGCGCCTTGTGAGCGTCGACAGCGGCTTCTATCCACGAGAGCTTGATAATGGCTTCATCGTCGTCCGTGCGAGGAACGCCGAGATAAACGTGCTCGAACATTTCCTCATCGCGGGCCTTGGCCGCCTCGATCACGTTCATGATGGTGCGGCTGAGGAACGGGTTTTCGTCGAAATTTATTTTTCTGACCAGCGTGTCAGGCGGCGGTGTAACAACGAAATTTCGCCAGACAAAATCTGTCGTCAAACGCGGGTTGAATAAAAACCAGCATTCCGAGCCTTCCTTACGGATCGTTGGCTCCAGAATTTCCCATTGAGCCTCGGTCATCGCGTGCGCCTCTTCGTTCCAAAGCACATCGATGCTTTCCAGCGACTTGATCTCGTCAACGTGCCGCCACAACCCGTAAAACATGAATTCACTGCCGGTAAACCGGTTGATGATTTTGTTGTCCAGAATGCGGAAGCGATGACGCAGGCCAAACCGCTCGATCTGAATTTTCAGCAACGCGTACACCGATTCCTCAATTTTGTTTTGGATCTGGCGCGTGCATAAAAAACGCAGGCGGTATTTGTCGCTCAGGAACGTCGCAAAGCCGGCCGCGTCCCATGACTTCGATGAGGTTCGCCCACCGTATAAAACCTTATTCCTCGCCTTTGTCGTCCAGAACTGCCGGAGCGCTGGATTCAGGCTTGCTTTGTCCAATATCTGCATAGAAATCGTCGAGGCCTCTCGGTACATCACTCGCCGGATTATTCAGATCCAGTTTCGTGATGAGTTGGATCAACATGGCCCGAGCGGCTTTCTTATCCTCCGTTTGGATCTCGATGCCGAATTTCGTTTCCTTCACACCAGTGAAATAAAATCGCGCGTCGCCGACATGGTCCCGGGTGTCGTGGATGTGGACATAACCTTCTCCCTCGCCGTTGCAATGCGGACAGTCCGGGTTGGGATCCATGTTTTCGATAAACCCAATGCCGCCCGACAAATCCGGCGGAGGCCTGTTGTCGGCCTCGGCTTTTTTTTCGGCCTTAAGTTGCTCGCCCAGATCTCGCCACTGGTATTTGTGTCCCTCACCCCAGCAGTAACGACAATTCACTCGCCGGTACTGCATCAGGTCGTTCGGGTCAGCTTTGGTTATTGCCACCAGCTGATTTATCAAATCGTCGAGGTCTGCCTGGTAGCGCTTTGCCGTTCTTTCCTGCAGGTCGCGAATAGCGCGCCGAACGTTATCCCTTCTGTACAGACGGCTGGCGCCCACATAGGCGGTGTTCCCTGTACCCTCGTAGCCAGCCAGGCGGTACGCTTCAACCCTGCTTTTACTCACTACGCACCAATGAACAAACCACGCCTGCTGCAACGTCAGTCCGTATTCATCAGGATCAACCGTCAGTTCCACCTCACCGTTTTCTGAGGTTTTTTCTGTCGCTTTTGGCTTGGTGCGCACCTTCTCTTTTTGCGTACCTTTTTTGCGTACCTGCGTACCGGGTTGCGTACCAGTTTTCACACTGCGTACCCACCCATGCTTTTTGGCCCGCTTTCTAATGGCTGCTTCACTGATGCCGTATATCTTTGCCATCTCACGCAGAGAAAGCTGACCGGCACAGTAATCGCGCTCAAGGCCGCTTTCTTCCGGTTTCGACATGGCGTTACTCCATAAAAAAACCACCAGCGGATAATAGTCAGGGTGACCGGGCAGGATCCGTTGATGGTTTTGCTTGCGCATTATCGATGGCACTCAGTGAATGCCACCTGTAATGCTATTCCTCATAAATCGGTTCAACACGGAAAGCAGCGAACTGATCCAACCGCACACCCTGGATTACGGTTCCAGTTTCATCGCTCAGGGTTAAAAAACCTGCAACGCTGATATCCAAGCCACACGTTTTTTGGTATCCCACCATCAACGGTGGCCCCCCTTCCTTGGCTTCTGCGAATAGCTGAACACGCCAATATTTTATTAACTTATTCACAGTCCTCTCCCGGCGGCTTCCCGCCATTGTTTTAACGTGGCCACCTGGCCGGCGCAGATTGATAATGCTGTTTGCAGCGCGAGCGCGTGGCTGCCGATATCCCCCCAGGTATCACCCTGCAGTTTTGGTTGCTCGCAGGGGGTGAACACCGATTCAGGGGGAAACAGCACGAGCGGCGCCGGCGGCGGTGGTGTCCGTTCCGCGCAGGAGGCCAAGAACAGCGGGAGGAGCAGCGCGCTGGCTACACTCGTCATTCTGGATTGCTTCACGATATTTCCTCTGGTAGTTTTCGCCCTGCTGGCGCAGCTGCTGCTCGCGTTGTTGCTGGGCCGCCATCAGCGCGCGATTCTGCGCATCTTGCGTCTGCAGCGTGGCTATCAGCCCGGCCTGTTGTGCAAGCGTCTTCTGCTGTTCTGCAACCTGCTGGCGTGCCAGCTCCAACCGGTGTGACAACAGCGAGCTGTAACCACCCAGACATATGGCCGTCACCAGCAGGAGCAACATTCCCCCGCCGGCCAGTTTTGCGATCCAGCCGCTCATTTGTCCAATCCCCAGCAAGCCAGTTCGGCTTCCTGATCGCGCCGTACGATCTGCCCGTAGCAGTTATTCGAGCGGATGCGGCAATCTCGGCCAGCGTCGTATATCCAGCGGCGGATTTCGCGGCAGGCGCCAATGCGGTCGCCGGCGTTCAACTTTTTGTAAAAGGTGGAAGTGAAGCACTTTCCGGGGCCGATGTTCCACGGACAGAACGAGGCGATCCCGACTTTTTGCGGTTCGGTCAGCGCTACCTTGACGTTGCGGTCTACCCAGTCGAGCGCCTTTTTCTGCTCGGCAGCGTCAATCTGCTTGCACTGTTCGGCGGTCAGGCGCTGCCCCTTCACAACCTTCTGGCCGTTGACCATCGTCACGCCGCCGCAAATTGTCCAGATGCCGACTCCGTCCTGGTATGCAGTAAGGCGTTGGCCTTCTTTCTCTTCCTGAAACTGCGACATCATCACCGGGGCCGATGCGCCGGCGGCGATCAGCGCCAGCATTACGGCACTGAGTTTTGATTTGTTCCCCATTACTCACGCTCCAGCATTTCAAGCTCTTCCGTGTCAATCGTCTCCGTGCGTTTTTTTATCCAATCACGCAGAAGTCGCTCCCGCCGGCAGCGAAAGTAAATACCTAGGGCAATACCAAATGCAGAGCAGAACATGCCGAAGATGACGCCGAGAATGATCCATTCGCTCTGTGAGAAATAATTAATGATGCCGAGGACGAATGACACTGCGCTACCAGTGTGCACGGCTCCATCGGCTGCTCTGATTAGCATTCGTGACATCCTTACCTCCCGCCGGGCGGTTGGCGCTCATGAAAAAAAAAGCCACGCATTAGCGCAGCCTCAATGGGTACCAGATACGATCTGGCTGTATATTTGCATCTCTGATATTGTTTATTCGTGACAAGTATCTATATTGAAACGGTGAATTTATGTTTGCAGAAACTACTGCGGCGATTACCGCCGCAAAAGAAGCCTTTGCCCTAATCAAGACTTTGAAAGAGGCACGTGATCAAACTGTAATTGAAAATGCAACAGGCCAGCTCAGTGAAAAGGTTACCGAGTTACAAATGCTTAATGCGGAGCTTGCGAGCCTTTACCATTCAGAGAAACAACTTACAATTAAGTTGACCGATGAAATTGCAAAATTCAATGCCTTTTCATCTCAAGCTGAAAACTATGCAATCCATACGACTGAGTCTGGAAGCACTGTTTACCGCCTAAAAGAGTCTCCTGATGCCCAAGTCAAAACCCATTATGTTTGCGCAAATTGCTTCCAAAAAAGGGAAATTTCGATCCTTCAACCTACTGGTAAAGTTGTCAGTGATTCACTCGGTAGTTTTTGTGCACAATATCTTTGCCCTAGGTGCAATGCGACCTATCTGATGAACAAAATTCCCCGCAACCCAGCCGTAATGCCGAAACCAATTCGCAGAGGAAGGATTCTGTAACTAATATGATGCAAAAAGCCCGCCAGAGGCGGGCTTGTCAACGTTAGGCGCAAAACACCCATCATTAGAAAGAAACTACCACAGTTTCGGGAAAAGTAAATAGCTCACGATAAAATAACCCGCTATTTTGTCATCCAGTCGTTGTCCGTAACGCCGTATTTGCCCGAGACTCCTCGATATCCAACTGGGTGATCATCTCGTCATAGAATGGCTTCACCGATTTTTTCCAAGTATCTAATGAGATACTTTCAGTGATACACGCTATCGCTCTATAAGCCTGGGTCGAGGGAATTCTTTCGTATCCCCGCCCTGAGCAGCGTTTGCAGGGTTTCCTCACCGGTACTCCTTGGCGCTCTGACTCCTCTTTGTCGATGGCCACTCCACGACCGCGGCAGTCATTGCAGGCCGTTTTTATCATCCGCTTACCGTTGCATTTTGGGCACACCGTGCGGGTGATTTCATAAAAAGCGTGCTTCACCCGCATTTCCCGACCATCCATCTGCGTAATCGATGCCGGCAAATCTCCGCGCGCAAAGCTGTCGATAGTGTCGTGGGCCTTAGCCAGCTTGTTCATGACAAATTTCCGCTCTTCGATAAAGCCATCATCACATGCGTCGCATGGGACCTCGCTAGCAGCACTCCGGGAAAAGTCCAGGAAGGCGAATGCCGCCAGGGTAAGTACCACCCGAGCTTTGGTCTCGCCCGGGAGTTTGCGAATGGCTGCAACCTTGTCGCAGCGCGTAATACTATGCCGAGCCAGCAAAACAACTGCCTTTACCTTGTCATCCTCGCTGATGCCAACCTTTCCCAAGAACGCCGACAGGCCAAATTGCGCCTGAGCCTGGCACATACCCAGCGCCCCCATAACATCGCTGATCGTTAAAGAATCCGAAGCCGTTGCAGGTGTCGAGTCCCCCAGTACCGGGGACTTCGGTGAGAAGTATTTTACTGCCGACTCAAGATTCATAATTTTCCTTCCTTTCTCAAAATGGCCTGCGTACGGAATACGCCCTCGGCGTGGTAAAGGCGCAGGGTTTCACGGTCATATTCAGTTTTTGTACGAGTATCGATCGCATCATGGCAATTACTGCAGGCCCAGGCGCCCTGTGCATCATCTGGCTTTATTGCCGTTCCGCTGGTGCCCGCCAGGCGGTAATGCGCCAACACAGTGGTTTCTGGATTAAAATTACAAATACCGGGGATCCGGATCTGGCAGTCGCGGCCGCGGGCCTCTTCGGTTAATTTGCTCATGACGCGTACCCCATAAGCTGGGCAGCGGCATTTTCGGCGGATTGCTGATCTGGAAAGGTACGGAATAGGATGTAGTTCCAGAGCACGTCGAGGACAGACTTGTAAAATTCACCGAACTCGATATCGTCCATTTTTGCAAACGAGATCGATTTGGGCTCTTGGCGTTTGGTGCCGTCAGGCATGATGAATTCAGTGTAGAATCCAGCCTGAATAGTTACCCAGGCGCGGAAAGCCTCAAAGGATTTTGCGGCGCTGATATTGCCGGCCCGCTTTTCTGCGACATCCGCAAGGTATTCATCGGCGGCGGCTTGAAGCGCATCTTCACCGCCGGCGTAATACGCGAGGAATTTTACGTACCCGTTCACCAGTGCTTTGTCTGCTGGCGATATGGTACCGCCGGTCGGCTGCCAATAATCAAAGCCGAGATTCAGCAGTGAGAAAAACTTACGGTGAAAGGCTGGGTTTCGGGCCTGTTTGAAGTCGGCGTAAAGAACGGAGCCGATCTTCTTGGATTGCAAAAAGTCCCTGGCTTCCCGAGTGGTCGGCACCAGTAGATTTCCTGCTGTCTTTGTGTACGAATGCTGCGCCATTGGGGGTCTCCAGTAGCGCAGCGGTTGTTCAGAAGTGAATGAGCTGGGTGTTCAATCCAGCTTATTGATTATAGCTTGTTTCCATCAGGGGCGACAATCGAATAACCCACCGATTTTGCTACTTCCAACATCGCGTTAAGGGTCGAAATGTGTTCGTCGCTATTGACCAAACGCATACCTACCGTTTTACCATTTTCTCTACGAATTAAAACAAGGCCATCATCAGGGAGAAGGTCATTAAGTTTTTTCAAATCAATCATAAACACCTCAATCTTTGAGTTTACTTGTTATCCCTCCATCTCCCTGCATGCCTTTAGAGCTAAGTCCTTGTTTTTTTTCAGGTCAAATAGGCATCGCAGATCGTTGAACGTCATATCGATCGGTTTTAACGATCAACTTTTCATCCTGTGAATATCATGCCACCCATTTAACTGTATATCCAACCAGCATTAATTTACCTATTCACCACACAAAACCCCGCGCAATGGCGGGGTGTGCTTGTGTTATGCGGCCATCTTCCATACGCAATATTGCGGCATGTTCGCCCGTACCAACGCCTCAGCAAACGGCGGCGGCACTGAGTTCCCACAACGTGCCACCTGCTCCGATTTAGGCCAACGAGTGCCGTCGATATCCTGATCGATGATATAGCTGCGCGGGAAGCCATTTGCGTTATACAGCTCGCGTGGTTCAAGCATTCGCATGCAAATGTCGACCACCATGTATTCGCCGACCTGGATAAACTGCGGGCGCGGCGCCGGGAACAGGTGGCTGTCGTCCGGTTCGTCGCTGAATTCGTCCATCAAGCGCGCGCAGCACCAGGCGTTATAACGCTGGTCGTCGGTGATCAGCGTTGGCTCGCATTTCACCTCGGTGAGGCCAAACCGATCATGCGTCGGCACTGTGTGCATCGGGGCGTCGACGTCGATCCCGTCTTTCTCGTTGCCGTAGTATTTCTGCAGGTACGCCGTTACATGCCCGATGTGATTGCCGCCGGCGGTGAGCGTTGGCGCTGGCGCATTCGTCGGTCGCCCGTCTTTGCATGTTCCACGTAGCTGCACCAGGTGCGACGTACAAAGTGAGTGGTGATCGACCTGCGTCACCGTGTGCATTGGCTCGTCCATTCCCAGCCCGGCGCCGGTGTAGTTCCCGCCGTAGTGCTTGATCAAATGGGCTGCTGCCACTGCGGTATGCGATTCCGTCGGGATGGTCGCCATTGGCGCGCCGATACTGCGCGGCTTGCCGGAATACGTAGGGCCGCCGGCCCCCACTAGCACCGCGCTGGCCAGCTGCGTTTTACCGCCGCCTGGCATGATCGTGCCCACCGGCGCATCGGCGCGCTGGCCGGTGCTGTTCCCAAACTGGCGCACAACCACCGGTGCCGCCACGGCGAAACCATGGGTTTGTGTTACCGTCTGCAGCGGTAGGCGGCCGGACTGGCCCCGGAAGCAATCGTATTTGGTTCGGTTTGAAGTGTGATTGCACTTCACGGCAAACGACTCGATCAGCAGGTGTTCAGCTTTGCTTGTGACCGTAGTCAGCGGTGCGCCGGTGGCATACTGCCGGCCGTCTCCACCGAACCCTGTTTGCCCGATCTGGACGATGTACGGATCTGAACAGTCGATGACGTAGCGTTTCAACCCCTTCACGATGCGGCGCAGCGTGTTGTCGGCCAGCGGCTTTTTGCGCCCCATGATGCTGCGTGTTGGGATTGACCAGTCGATGCACTCGGCGGCGGTGCGGTATGGCTGCAGCTGCCCCGCCAGCACCTCGGCGCTGTCCGGCGCTCCATGGGACGGATCCGGCCACACAACGGCCTCACCGTCGCAACGGCTGACAACAAACAGACGTTTGCGGATAGTCGGAGCGCCGTAATCGCAAGCGCGCAGCTCTTTGTGATCGACGTTATAGCCCAACCCGGCCACCAGGCGGCGGCCGTCGTCGCTATCGACATCGATCTGCAGGAATTCGCAGGCTTCAGCCAACGCCGGGCAATCTGGCGCCACGCCGCTGCTCAGCATGCCGATGAACGCGCGGAATGTTTCGCCTGTATAAGCTGGGTCAGGGTACAAATTGCCCTTCTTATCTGCTTTCAGCGGCCCCCATGAGCGGAATTCTTCGACGTTTTCCAGCATCAGGTAACGCGGCCGCACCGCCAGCGCCCAGCGCAGCACCACCCAAGCAAGTCCGCGAATCTCCTTCCTTACCGGCGTCCCACCTTTCGCTTTCGAGAAGTGGCGGCAGTCCGGCGAGAACCAACCAAGCAGCACCGGCAGACCGCCGGTGGAGATTTTCGGATCAACGCTGAAAATATCCTCGGGATAATGCAGCGTACGCGGGTGATTCACTGCATGCATTGCCATGGCTACCGGGTTGTGATTCATCGCGATGTGCGGCTCAAAGCCCAGAGCCTGCTTGATGCCCTCGCAGCTGCCGCCACCGCCAGCAAACCCGACTACCACAAGCCCATTTTCCACATCAGGGCGGAAATCAACGATCTGTTTCTGGCGCGCCCAGGCATGCGCCGTTTTCTGGATTTCCTGCGGGCTGACGCGGTTGAGGAACATCTGATTAATTTTCTGCAGGACACCCTGCTGTTCTTCATCGCTCAACGCATGAACAGGCAACACTGACGACGCGCACTGCTGAACCTCTGTTGGCCAAATGCTCATAATTTCAATTCCCTTGCTGTTTTGCTCGATTTTACGAAGATGATCCAGTGCGTTTTGTCGTTTTTGCCGGTGCGCTGCCAGATCGCTGGCTTTTCGTCTGTAAGGACGATGATCTGGCTAACAGGTATCTGGGTTTCGTTCCATTTGAAGATAAGCACGCCGTGTGGGCGCAGCACGCGGAAAGCTTCGGCAAACCCGGCACGCAGTTCATCGCGCCATGTTTCACGGTCGAGTTTCCCGTACTTCTTCCCCTGCCATCCATTGGGGCCTACGCGCTCCAGGTGCGGCGGATCGAACACGACAACAGAGAAGCTACCGTCTGCAAACGGCAGCGCAGTGAAGTCGGCGATCAGGTCAGGAGAGATAACCAGCTTCCTGCCGTCGCACAGGGTGTGGCTCTCGCTCCGCTTGTCGCTGAACACAGCGCGCTCGTCTTCTTTGTCGAACCAGAACATGCGGGAGCCGCAGCACATATCCAAAATGCTTTTGCCGTCGAGGCTCAGTTCATTTGCTGGCATCATTTCAGCACCTCCCAGGCGATCACCACCGTCACAATAACTGCCCAGAAAATCGAACATGCCCAGAACATCGTCGCCCATGGGTTGTTGATCACCCAGCCCTTAAAATGTGTCATTGCCTCTTACCCTCACTACGATCACGCCAATAATTCAGGCGCGCTCTGAAATGTTCCCGGTATTGCTCCGGCGCCTCTTCAATCGCCACTAGCACCTTCGTACGGCTGATCTTGCGCGCGAATAAGTCGCGGATCAGGCCACAGGCGCGCAGGTCGAACTGCTCTAAATCGCGTTGTTCCTGCGTCCAGGCGCCTCGATTGAATGGCAAGCCGGGCGGCAGATAATCCGATTGCCCGGCCATAGGTCACCCTCTCGCTAAATGCTGCTGGTTCTCCGAGTTGACGTAGAACTGCCCGTCAACGTGAGTGAGGGTAAATTCCGGTACCGGTTTTTCGTGTCGGGTGATTTCGACATGAGGGGAGTTGATCATCGTCAGGATACGGGTCTGCAGGTGTCGCTGCGTCAGGCCATGTTCTGGGTAATACGTATCCAAGGCCGTCATGATGCCGCGATAAGTCAGGGTTTTACCCATCATTACCGCCGCTAAGTTGCGAGTGGGAAAATCGACTTTTAAGGATTTTTTCTTGCCGGCCGTACGCTTATCGGCTTTGGTCGCCGTTTTGGCATACTTGGGAGGCACAACCTGTTCAGGAACCGGCGGCAAGACGAATGTCGAACCGGTACGTGCCCGGGCATTAGCGTTCATGCGCCAGATAATCAGAGCGGTGTGATCGCAGCCGTCATCGATGACTTCTGCCCCAGGTTTTTTCGCGAAAATTAATTCTGTAGTGCTCATGGGTCTTTCCTTTTGGTCAATATCACGCTGGTCAGGCGCGGGTTAAAAACTTTTTGTCGCTTCGTTCTTGTCGGCATATCGCCGCTCTCTGGCTTGCCCGGTTTGCGCCCGGCGCGCGGCCTCCTCGTCGGTTATGTCTCGAATATATCCGTTTTCAAGCAGCGCATACGCGGTGCCGGTGGCGCCCTCGCGGTTCAGGCGCAAAATCACTTCCATCAGCTGCGGGTCAGCGCCTTTGGTGTATACGGCGTCGCGGTACAGGCCGATCCACACGTCGCAATCCTGCTCAATCTGGCCGGTGTCTTTACTGTCGCTCGGCACCGGGCGCTTGTCGGCGCGGTCTTCGAGTTTGCGGTTCAGCTGGGTCAACAGCAGCACCGGGCAATCCAATTCTTTGGCCAGATTTTTCAGGCCGGTGGTGATATCGCCATACGCAATATCGCGGCGCTCGGCTTCCTCGGCTTTCATCAGGGTCAGATAGTCGATCGCCACCAGCCCCACCGTGCCGCGCTGGCGCTTCACTTTGCGGCACTCCGCCACGATGTGCGCCAACGTCACGCCCGGCGTACTGTCGATCATCAGATTCGACTCGGCCAGCTCGGTGGCTTTGGCCATGGCGCGCGCCATGTCACTGTCGTCGTGGGCGCCGACGTAGAAAATTTCGGACTTCACACGAGCTTCCTGCGCGACCATACGCTCGATAATTCCCCGGTCGGTCATTTCCAGGCTGAAAACGAGCGTCGGCAGTCTGTGGTTCAGCGCAAAGTGCGCGCCGACTTTGTTGTAGAACGCCGTTTTGCCCATCTTTGGCCGAGCCCCCACCACTACCAGCGCGCCGCGCAGCACCTGTTTCGGGTACATCAGTCGATCGAGGCTCTCGATCCCCAGCGTCAGGCCGGCGGCGCTGTCCGGGTCCTGGAAGCGGCGATCCATTTCATCCACCCATTCGCCGATTACTTCCCCCGCCACGCGCAGGCCGCCACGTTTGCCGGTTCTCGCATGGTCGGATACCGCGGTGATCATCTGCTGCACGCTGGCGAGTTTGCTCGCCGCATCCATGCCATTGTTAGCGCCAACCAGTTCAACGCAGGCGTAAAGCTTCTCCAGCGCGTAGCGGAGAACGGCTTTCTCACGCACGGCATGCGCATAGCTGACCATCGCCGGAACGCTGGTATTCCTGCCGGTTTCCGCCAGATACGCGAATCCGCCTACCTGATCCAGTACGCCCTTGCTCTCAAGCGAATCGCTCAGGGTGATCAGGTCAGTCGGTCGGCTGGCGTTCACCAACGCGCGCAGCTCGGTGAAAATTATCCGGTGCGCAGCCAGATAGAACGATTCCGGTTTCAGCAGGCCGAACACTGCCACTGCCCTGTCGTGCTCCGTGTTGTGCATCAGGCTGCCGAGAATGGCCTGCTCCAGGTCGATGTTGTACGGCGCGGTCGGCAGGTTATCGATCATCGGCGCGGCCCTCTTTCACGGCGACATAGCAGCGCTCAGTGATCAGGTAGTCGAAGTTTTTACGGCGCCACTGGCCACCGCGACCGTTCGGCCGGTCTTCCAGCATCCACCGGCAATTTTCAGCGATGAACTGCAGGTAAAGCTCCCAGCGGGTTTCGTTGAATTTGAATTTCTTCCAGAAGTTGCGCAGCGTACGCTTACGGCTATCCGTCAGGATTTGCACCGAAGCCATTTCCGGTAGCGTGGCGTGGTAGATATTGAGGATTTTTTGATAATCCATCCGATCTGCCTGTTGCTGCTCAGAGTGATCAGCGCCAGCTGATCCACCATCAATCGGTTCATTGACTGATTCAAAAGAGTGACTGATTCTGGGTGCAGGAGCTGCACCACCCCCTGGTGCAGGAGATTCACCACCTGGTGCAGGAGCTGCACCATAGGGTGCAGGATTTGCACCATTGCCAGATAAGGTGATGTGGTAAACATTTGAGCGATTAAGCCCATTCTCCGCCAGGCGTTTTTCGATGCGCACCAGCCCATCTTTGACCAACTGTCGAATGTGATTTTGCACCGATCGCTCGGAGATCTCGCACTGCTCGGCGATGTAAGGCACCGATGGCCAGCATTCACCCTGATCGCTGGCATTGTCGGCCAGTTTCAGCAGCACCAATTTGCGCAGCGGGTTGCCGACTTTGATTTTCATGGCCCGCACCATCATTTCCATACTCATGATCAGATCCCCAGCGAGTCTGCAAGCTGGCGGCACGCATCCTGGTACTGCTCCGGCGATAGGTTTTCTTCTCGCAGTGCGGCCTTGCGCTGCTCGTATTGCTCCCAGACAGCATGCGCGGCAGCCTGGCGATCTTCGAAAATCGGTCTAATCTCTGCGGCGTCGGCAGGTACGCCATTAAGGCGCCAGCCATTCCGGTATGTGATGTGATCAGTTTGCATATTGGCCTTTCCTGGAATCTGGTTGTTACTGCGCGCTGGTCAGGCGCTGGGTATCTTGCAGAGCGTTTAGCGCCCCCGCTATCCGTTGAGGGGTATCGCAGGCGCCAAGCAAAATGGCGATCACCGCCGCGGCAAACTCACGTATGGCCACCGACAGTAAATACTGCACGGACACGCCGCCCAACCTTGCGCGCCGTTCAGCCGGCAGCGCCGCGGCCATAGCGTCGGCCAGCTCTCGCACCTTCGCCCGGGCGGCCTTAGACTCACCACGCAGCCAACGGAAAATCTGCTGACGGTTGTTGTTGATGGCGCGCCAATCCGCCCGACCGAAATCATCCTCGATCGGGTGAAGGCGAACCGTTTCCGATTCGGCGCCGAACAGGAACCACATCCGGCTGATCTCGATTGCCACATGTTCCTGTCCTCGCTCAGCCGCCCAGGCTGTAATCTCGTCTTTCAGAATTTCGATGTTTTCCACTTCGCGTCTCCTGTCGCTCAAAACTTGATTATGCTTAATCAGATTTTGGTGGGGGTTATGGTTAAGCTGCCGTCTGTTCTGGTAGGCCGTCGCGAGGGTTTGGGTATAAGTCTGGTCGCAGGTCATGTGGTGTAACTTTAAAACCAGTTGCTGCGGCCCACTTAATGACAACCTCGCCACCCAGTTTGCATGATCCGGCTACAACACGGCTTACGTAACCTTGTGACTTTTCAACAGCATGGGCGAAATCTTGCTGCCTAATGCCGTTCTCATTGAGATAGCTTTTAAGATCCATCACCTCTCCTCGTGTTTGTGTGATGCACCGATATTACCGCTACGAATATATAAAGATCAAGCGTAACGGTGATTGGACGATATTAATTGTGCGAATAAAATTACCGTATGAAGAAAAAACCGCTCGATATCAAAGACCAAGAAGCTGCAGAACGACTGCGGAAAATTTGGGATGAGAAGAAGGTATTACTCCGTCTAACACAAGAAAAGGCGGCGGATGCACTCGGCTTCGAAACTCAATCAACAGTGAGTCAGTACTTAAACGGTAAGAACCCTCTCGGTACCGACGCCATTTTGAAATTTGCAGCCCTTCTTGGCGTAAAGCCAGAAGACATCAAGCCTGAACTGAAAGAATTGATGAATTACGTTCGTAAATCAGGGGAGCATCATGAAGACGTATCCGCGCCTGGTTGGCAAATTATAAAACCTGAACATGCCGAGCTCATCAGCCTATATGACAGGCTTCCTGAGAGCGAAAAAAACAGACACATGTCTGATTTAAAAGAAAAAGTATTGGGTTTCGATAAGTTATTTAAAGAGCTATTGGCCACAAGAAAACAATAAGCCCTACCCTCTCTGGCCCGCATCATGCGGGCTTTTGATTTTTTATTGCCTAATAAATCAAACACATATTACTACGGCGCATATTTTTATCACCGCTGCGCTTGACCTATATGTATTCGCAGCGGTAATATTAATTCCATCAACAGCGCACTAACCCTGCAGCGGTTGTTCAGAAACAGTTCCGCCGGCCGGGCGATACACGGCAAAGAATTTGATTCGAAACGGGCCGCCCGGCGTCAGCCGGTGTGTTTTGGAGAAGGCGAACGGCAAGTAACCCTCCCTGTCACGGCAGTGAAACCGGTTGACGGCGTAATCCCGGTTAAAGAATGCCCCGTGAGGCTTAAACATCGCCCGTCCGCTCCACGTCACGGAGCACCACTATCAAAGAGCGCGGGCGTGCAAAACTGTATCTCACCCGGCGAACGTTAGTACCGAATCCCGGAGAGGGTTCGCCAATAGCGGGAGAGGATCGCTCTTTTTGATAGTGGTGAATGCCGGGGGCTTCGGGGCGTTGCTCTTGGCCACCACAACCGAAAAAACCATTGCTGTGTGTAGTCTTCGCCCTGTGCTTCGGGGCAATTTTTTTCACACCGCATAAATCAGGAAAGACCATAGGCTTGACCAGCCACGATCTGACAGCAGGAATAGACTGCAGCACCTGACCAGTGTTTAACCGAGGAAAGACCATCGGGCCTCACCAGCCCTGACGGCCGGGAAAGACCGGCACCTAATTTTAGGCAGTAAAAAGCCCGCGCTAGGCGGGCTAATTACCCCGAGTTTACATCCCGGGGAGATGGTTGAAGGCGACCAAACCTTCAACGGGTGCCGGGAACCACCCCGGCGTTAGGAAAGACCGATACCACCCAAGGCACTACCGATCGGTGCCAGTATATCAGGAGTTGCTATGAAAGCACTACAGATACCCGTCACGCTCTACATCCACGCGAACGTTAGCCAGTTCACACAAGAAAAAATCTCCGTATTCACCATGGACATGTCGCAGTTCCCTGAATACGTGCTGCTTGAAACTCGCCAAATCCACGTCGACGTTAATCAGCCAGAGCCGATCGACATCATCGGGAGACAGGTCGAAGCGTTGCAGCTGGAAAAAGCACGGCTGGACGATTCTACAAGCAAGCGTATTGCCGAGATCGACGATCAAATTCAGCAGTTGCTATGCATTGAGCACTGCCCAGCCGACGCCGACGAACTCCCGTACTGAGGGAGTGGCCATGGATATCGAAAACCACAACCTGAGCGCTGAGCTGGCGCTGTGGCAACGCCATGATATGGCTGGCCAGCGCGACCAATTTGAAGCCGCAGCGACGCACGGCTATTCCGACGAGGCGATCGAGGTGTTCACACACATCGACGCCGCCGCTGCCGACACCCGCGACCGCCTGTTAATGGCCGTAATGATGGCGACGCCCGACACCCTGCAGCAGCGCCAGCGTGAGCTTTACAGCTGGTATTGCGACAACGTGAAAGCCGTAGCGCGCGAGAGATTCAATTATGGAAATTAAAGCAATTATCAACAAAGTGATCGCCGCAGGCCTGTCTGTTTTTGAGCACGAAAACAACGGTGACTTCGGCAGCGGGACTATACACATCACGATTCTAGGTGGCGTGCGCCGCGTTGAATTTTATCCATCAACTGGCATGGTCTACGCCAATGCGGTGAAGGGTAAATTCAAAGTTGCTCGCTTCCCAAAGGCTGGAATTAAAACTGCGATCCGCTTAGCTAAAAGCGGGAAGTAATCACCCCGGCGCCTGACCAGCGCCGATTTTTAACAGAGGAAAGACCCAAAATGCCTATCTACATTTCACTTTTTGAGCCTAAGAAAAAGGCCCAGGTTAACGGCGCTGTGCCGCTGGTGATCGCGTTGGAAGCGCCAAACAAGCGCGCGGCCGAAAGCATCGCCACCGGCAAACTGTACGAAGCCTACCCGGAGGGCGGCGACAACTTCTTCAATCCGAAAACTGTCGAAGATCAGACTGGCCACCCTCGCCCGGCCGTCGGTCAATTCGATGAAAAGTTTGCCGCTGAGAACGTATTCGACGGCAGCGCGTGGACGCCAAAAGAGCCAGAGCCGGAAGTGCCGGCCGGTCCTATCGACCTGATGGCGCAGCCTGCCAACGTTCGGATCGCCGCCGTTGTGATGTACGGTGATGCCGAGATCGATGATAGCCAGTTATCGCTTGTTGTGGATTTGCTCAATGACGAGGAAACGCCAGATGATACCGGCATGCGCGCGGTGATCGACGGGCTTGTATCAGTTCCCGCTGTCGGCGCCATGTACCCCGCATCCGTCTACAAATTGGTTTCAGCACTGTTCCAGAACACTACTGCCATGCCGACCGAAGAGGCCACCATCGCATTCGCGCAGTCCTGGGTCGACAAGCCTGACGATCGCGAAAATCTCACGCAGAACAGCACCAGCACCAGCACCAGCACCAGCACCAGCACCAGCACCAGCACCAGCACCGACAATATCGGCGGCGCGGCCGACTACAACACCCTAAGCATGCATACGGCGCTGTCGATCATGGGTGTTAATCCTGCTGAGGCGAAAGCGGCCGATGTGAAGAACGCCAAAGAGATCATCGCCAACCGCGATAATGCCTGGCGCGCTTGGGACAAATCACTGCGTGTGATCGTCGGCATTCTCAACGTCGAAACCGATGTGCGCCACGGCATCATTTCCGACGGTCTGAAAAACCTCAAGATGATCAGCGACGACGCCGAACGCCTGCACTTCGTGAAATCCCGTCTTGCTGGTCACCCTGCATGTCCTGAGCTGGAGAGCTACGGAAAGAACGCGCCACCGGTAGCAGTGGAAAATCTCGGTGGCGGCCGCTTCTCTATCGAAGGTCTGATCGGCAACGGTGAGCAGCAGCATGCGGCTCCAGACACGGCGCAATCTGCCGCCTCAAATCAGGGTGAGAAAACGGAAGTGGCGCAGCAGCAGCAAGTTACCGACGCAGCAGCGGCGCAGGCCAAACAGCAACTGGATCAGATGGGCTATGGCGTTTACGCCAACGCGCCAGCGGAGAAATCACCACTCTTGCATCGAGCGGAAGAGCTTGCGGGGCAAGCGGGTACCTTGGCGCAGCAGCTGAAAGCCGACGATTTCCAGCAGCGTGCCGCACAGGTTGAGCAAGTTATCGCGGAGCAATCGGCGGAGGATAGCGACAACCTCGGCATTTGGAATCGCGTTTATAAAACCGACGCCAAGTTTACCAAGGCATTCAGCAATAACGGTGGTGGTACATCGATCAACGGCACCTACATGGTGATGCAGGCCACCAAAGTATTCGGGCCGCAGGGCACTGGCTGGGGTGTGGAAATTATCGAGGAGCGCTACGACGATGGCGCCCCGATCATGCGGTCGGTGAAGCAGCAGGACGGGAGCTTTATTCAAGAGATCATTCCGAACGGCGCTGGCGGCTATTTGTGTGAGGTAAACCACACCGTGAAAATCCGCCTGTGGTACAAGCGCTGCGGTAATACTGGTGAGGTGTTTGCTTATGGCTGCACGCCATACGTTTACAAGAGCAGGGTCGGGACAATCAGCGACGGAGAAGCGCCGAAAAAGTCACTCACCGATGCCACCAAAAAAGCCCTGTCGCAACTCGGCTTCTCCGCCGACGTGTTCCTCGGCCTATATGACGATCTGACCTACCGCCAAGAGAACGATGCCGAGTTTGCGCTCAAGAACGCCAGCGAGAAAGCCGGGGGAGTAACCCGCATGCGCGAAGAGCTGGACGAGCATCTTGGAAAAGTCGCCGACACCCTAAATGGCGCGGTTACAGCTAACGAGGCGATCAAAGTTCACGGTTCTGTTGCCCGTGAGATTGAAGCCCACCGCAAGGCAGCCGAAGGTAATGGCGATAAAGAGTTTGCCCAATACCTGTCCAGCCGCCTGCGCCGCCTGACAGCCCTGAAAGATGAACGCATCGCCGCACTGACCGAGGAGAAAGCATCATGAGCATTAACGCCATTGCATTAGCAACTGATTACGCCAAGTTTCAGGAGCTGATCGAAACCTCCGATGATCTGACGCCGGAGATGATCGCCGACACGCTGGAAGGCATCGAAGGCGCATTGGGGGACAAGCTGGATGCTGCCTTTGTTCATGTTCGCAATATCGAGGGCCAGGCTGACACGCTGGCGACGGAAATCAAACGTCTGACAGACCGTAAAAAGTCATTCGAGAATCGGGCCAAGTCGATACGCAAGTACGTGCTGGCGTGCCTGCTGGCCAGCGGCCAGGGCTCCATTAAAACCACCGCAAATACGTTCACGGCGCGCAAAGGATCCGCCAGCGTGGTGGTCGACAACGCCGACCTGCTACCGGATGAACTGGTGACGGTGCAAACGGTGGTGGCGCCGGACAAGAAAGCCATCAAGGAGGCAATCGCAAACGGCGTGGAAGTCAAAGGCGCGCATATAGAAATCGGCGAGCCATCGCTGCAGGTGAGGTAACCAGATGCTAAATCGTTCACAACGGCGCGGCATCCCCGCCTATATCACACTGCCCGATGGTCGCGTAGGAACCATCATGACGGATCGACGTTGTGAGGTTATCTACGACCTACCGCCAGATGTGAAGATCAGCAGCAGGCCGCCGCCAAAGTTGATTAAGGCTAATCAGAAATAGGCCGTCACCATCGCTAGCATTGTGGGACACCTCACAACAAGGCAACCACAATGCAGCGATGGCAACCAGGCGCACGCCTACTTTCTGACTTCGATCTCAAAATCGGCCGACTGTCGGCCAGCGTAAGGAAAACGCAGCTCAGTGACCAAGATATTATCCTGGCGTGTCGTGTGACCGACGACGCAATCGCCCGGATGATTGAACCGAGGAAAGACCATGCGAAACGATCACGACATAATCACGAAAGAAGAGATGATTGAGTTGACCGGTCACCATTATAAGTCTAAACAGTGTGACGCTCTCCGCCGGGCCGGGATATTTTTTATTGAACGTCCTGACGGTCATCCAAAAACAACATGGGGGCATTTCCTTAACCCCGTAAAATACCGTAATGAACCGCCGAAACCTGTGGCGGAAGAACCAGATTTCGAGGCGATGTAAATGGCCGGCAAGCGCAAAAACCCCGCGGATAACTGGATGCCGTCTAGAGTATCGCGCGGCCGGTCCGCCTATGAATTCAAGCACCCGGACGGCAGAACTATAAGGCTCTGCCCTCTGGATGCGACGCAGTCCGCCGTCTGGGTGGCATACGAAAAATTCACCAGTCAAAAAGAGGATAAGGTAACGTTCAAAACTTTGGCTGATAGGTTCCTAAGCTCTGCTGAATTTACCGATTTAGCCTTCGACTCCCAGAAGGATTATCAGAAATATGCAAAAAAGGTAATGCCTGTATTTGGGAAGATGGATCCGAACAACATAAAGCCGGAGCACATAAGAAAATACATGGATAAGCGAGGGCTTAAAAGTAAAACCCAGGCTAACCGCGAAAAAACCTTCATGTCGCGGGTATTCGGTTGGAGCTACGAGCGCGGATATGTGAAAGGAAATCCCTGTAAAGGGGTGAGGCAATTTAAGGAGAAGTCTCGCGAGCGCTATATCACCGACACTGAATACGATGCAGTCTATGCGGTCGCCCCTGATACTGTGAAAGTTGCAATGGAGATCGCCTATCTGTGCTGCGCCCGGCAGGCTGACGTGCTTGCGTTGTGTCGTTCGCAGATCCTAGAGCCTGGGATCTTTATCCGCCAGGGCAAGACCGGCGCCAAGCAGATCAAAGCCTGGTCAGACCGACTACGTGCCGCGATAACGTTGGCCGACACGTTGCCAATCAAAGACGGAATTTCCAGCGTGTACGTGATCCACCAACGTAACGGCAACCGCTACACGCGCGATGGATTTAATACCCAATGGCGCAATGCAAAGCTGGCGGCAATTGCCGCAAACCCCGATATGGATTTCGACTTCACATACCACGACCTGAAGGCGAAAGGTATTTCTGATCTGGACGGTTCTCTGACGGATAAGCAGGCGATCTCAGGCCACAAAAACGCGAGCCAGACGGCAATTTACGATCGCAAAGTGAAGATAGTGCCAGTGGTTGGCAATCAGAAAGGATGA